GCATCTTAGTATGCCACTTCAATAACTGGCACAAGGGTGGTTGATCTTCCACCCACATCCATTATAATAAGATCACTTGGCATTAAGCAATTCCTAGTCTTTTGACATAAATGGATACTCTTATGTAAGTCCAATACCATATTGAGAGATATGTGGGGTCAGGTTAGAATCCTGATTAAACAGCGTAGAGGTCTAAAGATGCTTGTGCGTTTTAAATCCATTAGGAGCGTTTAGCGAATTCTGGAGCCACCTTATGTGGTAACAATTCCTGCAATTACTCTCTGCCCCACATTGGCATCCATACATCCATTTTTGGTTAGGAGGTGTAAGTCCAATTCAAGAGATATGTGGTTCTACTGCCCGAACAACTGCTCACTTTGAGTATTCATGTAGCAGAGAGTTTAGTAGGGGTTCAGGTGTAAGCGATTCCCAGTAGGTAAATTTGGGCGGCAGGGTGAAACCCTGAGTATTGCCCCACTCTCTTTTCTTGCCCTTGTTGGTACAATCTTACTATCGTTGGGGAGCGATTCTATCATTCGTAATGAGTGGGAACATTATGAAATTGAATGATAGTGTGGTAAGATGGGGGTTCAATTCCTCTAAGGGCGTTTGGGGATCAACCCCATATTGTAAACAGACACTATTTTTTTAAAATGTCACCTAATTTCGCTGAATTTCTTCTTGAGAACGCTGACACAGGCAACGATGTCCTTGCAGTTCTTGATGATATTGTAGAAGTTGTAGAAACAGGAGGAACCGACCTATAAGGACAGTTTCAGAAGTGTCACAAGCCCCCTACACAGGGGGTTTTTTATTGCTATACTAAGTACATCACCAACGGAGTTCCCAATGCCTACAACATTAACAAAACAAGAGAGAGATAGAGTAATAGGCAGTCTTCAAGAGAATGTTTTTGAGTGGACTGAGCAATTATGTGAGTCACTTGCAGAGAACTACAAGCGTTATCACAGAAGAATGATTGAAGCAAATGCTGAGAGATTCAATCGTGATGGTGAGAGACAAGACCTCTCTGAGTATGCTCAACAGCAATTAGATGCCTTAGACAATGGTACATTCAAAGGAATGAAGTTTACCATTACAACAGGTAAGAAGTATCATAAGATTATTTCAAACGACTGGGATGATCGTAGAAATGAGTGGAGAAGTGGTGGTGTTCACGCATTTGTGAATAAGCATACAGGTGAGGTTTACAAACCAGCATCGTGGAAGTCTCCAGCAAAGCACGTTAGATACGATCTAAGAATTATTAGAGATCGTGAGTATGTGCTTGATCCACGCAACTGCGGATGGGCAGGTGGTTATCTTTATATGAGATAATCACTATGCTAGTAAACCTATCCAAAGATGAAATGTCGCTAATCCTCTATGTTTTAGAGGGTTATGTTCAAAGTAAAATTGATAACTTTGAGGATGATGAATCATGTAGTGAGATTGATGGCATCTTTGAAAAATTTGAGGGTATCTTAGATGCCTGTGAATGTCAAGCACAAAAACAACAGGAGGACATTAAATGAACTGTCACACATCACTAGCACAATAGGTCATTATGAAGTATAATATGACTACGAAAGAAAAACTCCTATTCATTCTCTCATTCGTATGGACACTACATTGGTTCACAAGAGTCGTATCTATTATTCTGGATACGGTTATTCTAAACGCAGGTGTCAAAGTGTTACCGCTTGGTTTATGAGTAAATTCTTACCACGTCATCAGATTGATGTTACTATCAATCATCGTGGTATGATAAGAGAAGATGCTATGGGTTATTGTGATTGGATAGGAACATCCTATAACCCTAGAGATTTTGAGATTGAGTTACAATCCAATATGGATGAGGAAACTTATATCAAAACTCTACTGCATGAGTTGGTACACTTGAGACAATGGGTTAAGGGTACTTTGAAAATGAAAAGTGGTAAGTTTGTATGGAAGGGTAAAGACATACATCATATTGATTATATGAATCAACCTCACGAAATAGAGGCATTTTCTGAAGAAAAAACACTATATAATAAATATGCGTTTGATAAATGGGGAGTTTGGTTAGATAATAGTTACTTTAACAATAGATTACCACGTCACCTTCTTTAAAATGCAACTAAAGCACATCGAACATCCTGAAGATTCTATCCTAACAGGTGATTTAACTGTATTGGATTGGTTTACTGAGGTTAATAGTAAGATCTCTCTTAAGATAGATGGTACACCTTCTATTGTATGGGGAACTAATCCTGAAACTGGTAATTTCTTTGTTGGTACTAAGAGTGTATTCAATAAGATAAGGAAGAAGATTAATGAGTCGTATGAGGATATAGAGAGAAATCATCCTAATGAAGATTTACAGAATAAATTAAAAGCGTGTTTTGATAATCTTCCAAGAACAGATAACATTTATCAGGGTGATTTTATTGGATTTGGTGGTGATGATTACTATCAACCCAATACAGTTGGTTATCTATTCCCTCACAGAATAGATCATAAGATCATCGTAGCACCCCATACTGAGTATGAAGTAGGTAATACACTTAATGATAGTGTTGCAACGCCTTTAGAGGGCAAATTAGAAAGCACTTATGATGGTGTGCTATTTGTTCAATGTAATGCTAGGGGTGACTTTGCGGATGAAATTAGAGAGAATTGTAAGTTTGCAAAACAGATGGCAAAAATACCTTCTTACGTTAATAGAAGTAAGGCAGGTACATTGAAGCAAACTATCAATCAATGTATAAGGATGGGTAATATGCCAATAATAATGGATGATGAGTTAGAAGTTATTGCTGATGTGCATTGTGTAGATATTAACCTATTAAGATTATGGCAGTTAGTTAAATCTATTAAAGAAGATGCACTTGCATTATGTACTAATGATGCGTGGTTTACAGCATACCTTGATGAGGAGATAGATGGTGAGGGATATGTTATGAGTAATAAGTATGGAACATACAAACTTGTAGATCGTGAGCAGTTTAGCAGATCAAATTTCTTAAACCAGAGATCTTGGGTCAGTTGATTAACTGTCACACATCTCATATAAAGTGGAGGTGAAACCACTATAATAAACACATCAGGGACAATCCTGATACGGTTCAATTTCAATTTAAACAAATGGGTTACTCTAGTAACATTGATAAACTCTCTGAAGATATTCAGAATGAGTTACTTACATACTTTGATGGTATGAATGAAACAAACCTATTAGATATGTGTGATCTTGTAGTAAAGTGTTTTGAAAATCATGGATACTACAGAGTAAAGAATGAGAAGATTCATTCTAACTTTAGAGCATCCAGAATTGGTAACTATCAAGATCAAATTGAGGAGGCGAAACGTATATGTGGTGAAGAAGTAGTTGAAACTTTCCTATCTGAGGTAAACAAGTGATTACAACCACAATGTCATTCAAACCCATCACAAAGAGTGTTAGGGCAGGTAAGTGGGGAAAGCATATTCTTTGCCCCCATTGCCAATCTGTATCTAAAGTTTATCACTTTAGTTGGTCTGGATTAATGTGCCAACATTGTGAAGAATGTATAGATAAGTCACTATGGTCGGTGGAGCAACGCTAATGGAACCAGTCACACTAACAGTCAATCTTACTGAAGCAATAGCAGACCTTCAGTTAGGTATATGTGATGAACAGATAGAAGTCATTGCTAAGGATATTAAGCGAGGATGGGACTTCTCTCACATATATGAGGAAATTGAAGTAAAGGTGGAAGAATCTGCCAGATATGCTAACATTACACTATCCAACTGATTATTATGTCCCAACTCTCTGAAAAAACTATCAGCAAACTTGCTGACACCTTAGTAGAGGATGTTATTGATTACATTAATGATGATGATCGTTTAAGAGATTTCTATCTTGAGGTCATAGGTGATGCAGTCTGTGAGAAGTTGGGTAATAAAAATGAAGATGGTACTTGTACTTTTGATAGTGGTATATCTTCAGAATTGATTATTGAGATAGCAAGTAGAATAATACTAACAAGCACCCCTGATGTAAGATATAGAAACACAGGTGCTATTGATGATATAATATCATTCTTCCAAAACAAGAAGAAATAGGACAGTTTGATAAGTGTCACAGGGGCTAGTGAAATACCCTTATAATCGGTTATAATGGGTATAACAACAAAGGATGCTATGACCCCTGAAGAAAAGTATCAATCGTTATATGAGCAGTTATATGCTCTATGTGAAGTTCAAGGATGGGGTGATCCATTCTCTTATGCAAGGTCAAGAGAGATTCACATGGCAGGGATCTTAGGTCATAAGATTGCTGATGATTATTCAGGTGCGGACGCATTTGATGAGGATGGTGGATGTGAGTATAAATCTACTATTGCTAATAGGATCAATGCAACCTATAATGGCATTAGTGTTCAGGATACTTGGGAAGAGCAAGAGAGATACTTAATTGAGGATAAGATAGGTAAGTATAAGAATCATTACTATGCACGTTATGAAGGATCTATAGTGAAGGAAGTATGGAGATTAAGGTGTGAGGATGTTTTAAATATTGTAATACCTAAAGCAAAGAAACAATATCCTAAGAAAAGATCAGGTAATGCCAAAGATCCTAGAATTGGTGTTACAATATCTAAGAG